ACAACTACCATGTATACTGGTTATATTGATGATGTAAGAATTAGTAATATTGCAAGATATTCGGGAGCGACTTTTTCATTACCTACTGAAGCTCATGTTGCTGATTCCAATACATTGACTTTAGTTCGCATGGAAACAAACCAATTGAACGTAACTCTACCTCCTTCACCCATTGCAAACGATACAATTAACATTTGGGATATTGGAGGTCAATGTGGAACCAATCCTGTTCATCTCTTAGGTAATGGTAAAAGAATGTCATCTGGAGGTGTTACCTTGAATGTAGATGATATTATAGCTCTTGATAGTAATAGTTTCTTTGCTACTTTAGTTTATAAAGATACAACGCATGGGTGGTTATTAGTTCCGTAAATTATAATATTTTATATGAAGGGGTGAAATGAAAATTAAAAATATATGTATTGTTGGTGGTGGTAGTGCAGGATGGATGACGGCGGCGGTTCTTACGAAGTGGTTGCCTAATATGAATGTTACACTTATTGAATCGAAAAATATAAGTACAGTAGGTGTTGGGGAATGAACATTAACTTATATTAATCGTTTTTTAAAGTTAGTTGGTCTTAAAGATGAAGATTGGATGTCGTATTGTAATGCGACATATAAAACATCAATCAAGTTTACAGATTTTGCAGGTAAGGGTCAATCGTATCATTATCCATTTGGCGTAAGAGATATGTCAGATGCAGGTAGTATATCAGATTGGTATTATTGGAAACTGTTAGATCCAAAGATAGATAATTATAGTTTTGCAGAGTATTACCATCCGGTCATTACTATGAGTGACCAAAATAAAATGACATCTAATGAGGATGGTAGGATAAGAGCATTTGATTTTTACAATGCTACTGCCTATCATATGGATGCAACATTATTTGGTCAGTATTTAAAAGAGAAAATTGCTTTACCGAATGGATTAAATTATATTACTGATGACGTAATTAAAGTTAATCAAAATGAAGATGGGTCAGTAAAAAGTTTATCAACCAAAGAGAATGGTGAACTAGAAGCAGATTTATATGTTGACTGTACTGGATTTAAAGCTTTATTATTAAGTGAAACATTAAAGGTTCCTTTTATTTCTTTTAATGATTGTCTTATAAATGATAAAGCAATAGCAACAAAACTTCCATATATTAATCCTGATAAGGAAATGGAATGTGTTACCAACTGTACTGCAATTGAAAGTGGTTGGGTTTGGAATATACCGTTGTTCAATCGAATAGGAACAGGGTATGTATATTCTAGTAAATTTGAAACACCAGAATCAGCAGAGAAACAATTTCGACAACATCTAGCTGGTGGTAATGGTAACATGGTTATTGGTGATACTCACAGAGTCAATGAAGCAAAGTTCAAACATATTGATATGCGACATGGAGTACATGAAACATCTTGGAAACATAATGTTGTAGGAGTTGGACTTGCAAGTGGATTTATTGAACCATTAGAGTCTACGGGTTTATTGTTAACACATGAAAATATTATATTTTTATTAAGAACATTAACCCGCAAAGATGGTAATGTAAATAAAATAGATAAAGATATGTGGAATTACTCGGTGAGAGATTGGGTTGCAGGTATGAGAGAATTTGTTTCTCAACATTATGCTTTATCATCCAGACATGATACACCCTATTGGAAGCATGTTACAGAAGAAATAAGTTATGATTTTGGACCTCTTGGTATTGCTAAGGATGAGGGTAATCTTATAACTAATAATGCAGACTTAGCTAAGAAATTAAATACAACATTTCAGTTTGATGATAACTTTTCTGGTTTATTATATATAGCTACAGGGAATGGATATTCACCAGTATCAAAACTGGAATATCAGGATATGCAACCAGAAATGTGGGATCAAATGAAAGAAGAACAAGTACAGCAAAAGGATAGATACAAGGGATTTAAAGAAAAATTACAAGTTCATTTGGATCAATTACCAACACATTATGAGTTTTTAAACGAAAATATATATAATTAAGCTTATAAATATTATAAATAACAATATAGGAAAAGGAAATGGCACTCACAAAAATTCATACTAGTAATATTGGTGAATCAACCCATGAAATGTATGGATTGTTATTAGAAGATGACCATGGCTATGGATTTAATACAAATTTAAAGATTCAACATACTAATGGTGGTCGCGATGATATTTCAGAAGTTGAATACAATGCTTTACTTGAAATATGGTGGGCAGCAGAAGGTTATAATTATATAATAGAAGATGGTCATTTTAAATTAGAAATTGCGTTGGCCTAATATAACTTGATAATAATATAAAAAGGAAATTAAACAATGGCTAAAATAGATTTAGGAAAGATAAATTTTGTATTTAGAGGAACGTGGGCTGCCCTTACTTCTTACACCGAAAGAGATGTAGTCGTTTATACTGATAGTAATATATTATCAACATATGTTTGTAAAACACCTGTTGGTTCGGCTACTGTTGGTGACATTCCTAGTGTTGTTGGTGTAGCTGATGCAAATTGGGCTTATATGGCTAGAGGGGTAACTGATGCTCTTGGAGCAATTCCGCAAGGTGCTAAAGGTGGTTCATTGATATCAGATGGCGAAGCTTCACAAACTTTTACAGTTGGTAATCATACGTTAGCTTGGACTGATATGGCAACAGCTACTACTGCAGTTAGTGGTGGGGCATATTTTTGTGATACTTCATCTGCTGCATTTACTTTAACATTACCAATTACACCGACAGCTGGTGATACAGTTTGGATTGTAGATGCTAAAGGAACATTTGCTACTAATAACCTCACAATTGCTGGCAATGGATCAAACATACATAGACAAGGAACAGATGTTACTATGAATATTAATGATGTTTCTAAAATGTTAGTTTATCATAATGCAACCAATGGTTGGATAATAACTGGATAATTTTATAATCGGAGATAAAAATGGTTGACTTAAGCACATTACTTTCATCGGTACATCCACCAGCTGGTGGCTCTGCTAGAGAATTTTGGATTTTCAATTCTATGCATTGGGTTACTCAAAACGGAGGTTGTTGTTTACAATGGACAGCACCGACTGGTACATCTTATATTAAATTTGAAATTTTAAGTGGCGGTGGACCCGGTAGTCCCGGAGGACCCGGTGATTGGGGACCAGGTGGAATGGGTGGTAATTATGCTATGAAACAAATATTTTCTTCTGGAGAATGTATTCAGGGTGGAAGTAATTATGAAACAAGGACTGGCTCTAATAGTAGTGGTCAGACTTGTTCTAGTTGTTGTACACAAAATGGCTCGGACAGACCTTGTGTTAGCCAAACTGGAACTTGTGAGTTATCTCCAAACATAGATACTGGAACTGCAGTTTATACTATATGTGCAGCCGGAACATCTAATTGTTCATGTTGTCTTGATTGTATGAACTTTCCTTGTAATAGGCATGGTTGTCCATCATATGTAAATGGACCGGGATTAGGAACAACAACAGGTGAATATCAAGTTGATAATGTAAATTTTTGTGTATTAGGTGGAACAGGTGGAACTCAATGGTGTGATACTTCTTGTAGTTGTTACAATTGTTTCATGCCTGGACAATGCTGTCACGATAGGTATAATGCAGGATGGAATCGTTCTATGTGTGTTTGTGGTTTTGGTTATGACCAATTCTTTGCAGGAACTTCAGGGTATGTATTTGCTGATTATAGTTGTAATAGCCATGAAAGTTCATCACCCGGACATCCAACAGGACCTTTTGGTGCAGCCTCTGGCCTTAGCGGTGATAAATGTTCTTGTAGTATACCTTGTTGTTCAGGTCATGCACATTGGCCTGGTGGTGGTGGTTATGCTATGTTAGATGATGATGCTCCCTATTACTCTGGTTTTGGAGCAGGCGGATTAGTAAAAGTAACTTATCAGTAATGGAGATATAATGGCTTTCCCGGAGATAGTAAAAGAAGTTACATATAAGATTCCAAATGAAAGATTCGGGATGGATGATTCTGAAGGTAAGACATCTAAAATGACCTATACCGGCCCTACTGAATTAGTATTATATATGGACAAAGAAACTGATAAAGTTGTTGATGCGTGGCATCCCGATGAGGAACCAGATCGACCACTTGCATTAGACTTATATAGAAAGACACTTAATTCTGATACAAGTGAAAATATATTACGAATGATGTTGTTATGGGGTGGTATTCCAATAACAAAACTTTATGAAGTTGAGGTAGGACCTGATACTGAACCAAATAGTCGTCTTGTAGATCCAACAGATGTTCGTGAGGTTTATCGTATTCCTGTAGATGATTGGGATGGTGAAAAATGGTTACCTTTACAATATATTAATCATCATAAACATTATTCTGACAATCGAGATGATACGGGAACAGAATCATGGACATGGGATTTAGTAAGAGCCAAACGTAATTTTGCTTTAGGGGAGTCGGACAATTCAGTAAATGAGGATATGCCTGCTGACTTAAATCAAAAATGGTTAGACTATCGTAAAAAATTAAGAGATTTACCAGAAGATTGGAAAGATGTACCTGTAGATTTAATTAGAGAACCAAGAGCACCAGATGATGATACTAAGGATGCTTTATTTGAAGATCCAGATCAACCATATATAAAAATTGCAGATAGAACTGATGAGGATAAACTAATGTTAAAACAATTTGTTAAAGGAGTAAAATAAATGGCTTGGATTACTAAAACCATAACATATAAAGTTCCTAATCAACGCCATAGCATGGATGACTCAGAAGGTAAAACATCCACAGAGGTATATCATGGGCCTAGTAAGTTAATTTTATGGTTATGTAAAACAGATAATACAGAAGGTGAAGATTATGGTAAAAATGATATTATGCATGTTTGGGACGCAGATGATATGACAGAACGCCCTATGCCACTTGATTGTTATCAAGTTGAATTAGATGCTACTGAAAGTGATGAAATGGCAGTACGTGCTGCTATGATAGCACCTAAAGGTGGACATGATAATGTCGAAGCAAAACTGAGCGGTGATGATTCTATTTCTGGACTTACTTTAAAGAAACCTAAATTTTATGAAGTTGAATGTGGACCCGCCGATCAATTAAATGCAATTATACGAGATCCTTCTTCTATCATGGAAGTATATGCTAAACAAGATATAGCAATAGATGCATATAATCCTGCTACTGGTACATGGAAACCTTTAAAATATAGAACTGGGATAACGGAAGATCGTACTGATGATAGTGTTAGAGTAATTAGAAATGGAAAGTTAAGTGGTTCAGATAATATGTTTAATGCTGATATGCCAGCTTCTTTGCAAAAGGAATGGACTGATTATCGACAGACGTTAAGAGATTTACCTGCAGATTGGAAAGATGTACCGAATGAGTTTATTGTCTTTCCGACAGAACCACAAACTGTGGATCTACGTTATGATGAAAAAACAGATAAAGATGATATTGTTTGGATTAAAGATAGATCAGAAGCTGATGCAGATGCACTTAAACAAATAGAAAATATTTCAAAC